CCCCGCCGCCGCCAGCCAAGCCCATCTGCCGCGTCTCCATGCGAATCAGCGACTCCCAAATATCTTTCAGCTTCGGCAGGTACTCATTGTTTTTTTGGAGCAGGTGCAAAAGGTGGATCTGCGAGTAGCGGACTTCCTTCTCGATTAGATCCAGCGTCTTGTTCATCGCCGAAAACTGGAAGTTCCCAATGATGCCGCTAATGGCCGAGGCTACCCCGGCCACCGCGCCTACAATCGCCGTTGCTCCGCCGGACGCTGCCGCTGCCGCTCCACCGACAGCCGTAGACGCGCCGCCAGCCACGGCCGGAACCGCAGCGCCCGCTGCGCTTGCCGCGCCACCCACAACGCCGGGGATGGCCGACGTAGCCGCCTTCGCCGTGCCCCCAAACAACCCGCCGATGGCCCCGGCTACGCCGCCGAGATTGGATAGCAGCCCGCCCAGCGCGGCGATCACTTTGTTGATGCCGTTTTCGATCACAGTACGGATCAAGCTCTTCGCAATCTGCTTGCCCAACTCCTCGAATTTCTGCCCGACCTTGCCGCCGCTTACGATGATGTCGGCCAGGCCGCGCGACAGGTCGGTAACAATGGTGGAGACTTGCCGGGAGATGGCCTGCTGCGCCTTCTTCCACTCGCCCGCCGTGTCGCGCGACAGAATCTTTATCATCTCGGCATTGCGCTTGGCGGACCGGGCCTGCTCTGCGCCGGTAAGTACGGCCCCGCCCGGCAGGCCCGGCATACCCATGGGATTCGGCAACTTGCGAATGTCGATGGCGCTGCTGATGTCCGGCGGCATTTCCGCGATGCGCATTTCGCGCAATGCGGCGGCGGCAGCCCCGGCGGCACTGCCGTATTTCACCAGCGCAGCCACGCCGTCGTTCAGTCGCTGCGTGTAGTCGGATTGCAGAACCGACAGACGCTCTTTCAGGACAGCCGTCTTAAAGTCTTCCTCGTAAGTCGAGACAATGACGTGCTTGTAGGTTTCCACCGTTGCAGTGGTAGCCTGCACGGCACCGTCCAGCTGTTCGTACTTCGCGCGAATCGCGGCCAGCTGCGCGTCAAGTTCGCGCTTTTTAAGAATGGCTTCGGTTTCGCTGGTTGTTGCTGCGTTGTTCACCGCAATGACGTTTTTCATTGCGTCCTGCATACCGTTCGTGCGACCGGTGTACGTCTGGATTGCCTTTGCCGCAAAATTGTACAATTCAGCCAATCCCAACAGCGGAGACGTTGCCATTTTGGCGCTCTTTTCCATCGCAATGCCGACTTGCCGCACAATCGGTATCAGCGGCTCAATAACCGGCGCAACAAGAGCCCATGCCGAGCGCATAAAATTGACTGCGACTTTGACCTTCTCGCTTATTCCCAGCAAATAATCCAACTCCACCACCAGCGCCGACAATGCCTTCGCAGCTTCCGTCGCGTCTTGCAATGTTTTTATTGCCAAGCCAACGCCACCAACGGCTCGGCCAACCAACACAGCCGCGCCGTCGGTCAGACCGAAAGTCTGCACTAGTCTTGCAAACGCTGGACTTGCGGCAGAGCCCTTTTCCACGAGCGTACTAAGCTGTCCGCTAACCTTCGAAAACGCTTGGCCAATGGCCAGGCTTTTCTCGACCAAGGTCCCAAAAGCCAATAGAATGACCGGCGAAATTGCAGCAACCGACGTCAGCCCTACAGCCAGCGTCTGCATTTGCGGCGGCAGACTGTTAAATCCACTTGCCAACAATTTAACCCTTTCGATTGCGGGGTTCAAAAACTGGTCGATGACCTTCTGCCCGACCGGCAAAAGCACTTTCCCAAACTCGGCCGCCGTCTGCGTGGCCGCGTCGCGAAGGTTCTCAAGGCTATTCTTAAACGTGCCGCCCGCCCGGTCGCCCTTGGCCAGCTCGGCAACGATGATGCTGATAAACTGCTGCGACGAAATGCCCAGCTTTTCAAACGTCTTGGCGGGGTCGCCAAGCGCCGCTGCGCCGAACTTTTCTTTGATTATGGCCGCGATTTGCGGGATGCGTTCAATGATTGGGTCAAGGTTCTCTTTCGTCACCTTGCCGACCGCGCCCAACTGCGTCAACTGCCTAATCACCTCTGCAAAGTCTTCGCGGCCTCCGCCAACCACAGCCAGGGCGTTGCCCAATTCGCTCATAATGCGGCGGGAGTCTGCAGCGCTATTACCCAGCGTCTGAAGTCGGATTGAGCCCTTGACGGCGTCTTCTAAATTCAAGCCAGGTAGCTTTGCAACCTCTTTCAGCCGCTCCAGCTCTGTCGCGGCCGCACTGGTTGACCGCATAGTAGCCGACAGACCTTTCGACAAAGTCTCCATGTCTGACGCGGCCTTGAGTGCCGCAAAGCCTGCCGCCGCCAACGGTGCCGTGATGCCAATCGACAACGACTGCCCGGCCTGCGCCACATCCGCACCAAAGCGCCGAATCTTGTTCAGGCCCGCGTTGATCTTCTTATCGAAGTCGTCGGTCGATGCGCCGATGCGAACGATCAGGTTGCTGAGTACGGGCATTAGCGGCGACCTCGCGCCTTAGCCGCCGCCTCTTTCGATGCCTTTTCCTGCTCCTGGTGCTTCATCTCCAGATACGCTCCCCATTCGGAAAACTCGCTTGATGACATCGTCGCCAGCAACTGCCCAACTGTCATGTGTAGGTGCTCGGCGAGCGCAAATGCAAACTTACGCTCGCCGGTTAGTTTTTTGCCGCTTCAGCCGCCGCGTTCTCGGTTAGGCCGGAGATGCGGCAGATTTCCGTAACCACGCGGTCGATGACGCTGCCGGACATCTTTAGCAACGCGTCCTGGTGGGCCTGCTCGAACACCGGCTTACCCGTCTCCGGATCAAAGGCCGACGCGATCAGCAACCGCACCATGGCAAGCGCCGGAGTGCGCTTCGCATCTTCTCCGAAACGGATGCGTTGGCCGGCGTCCATCTCGGTGATTCCAATTTTCGCGTCCCATTCAGGCACGTCGATCACTTCGGTCTTGAGTTGCACCGCAAGAATGCGGTCGGCAAGGGTCTTCATGTTAATAGTCTACGATCCCGATGGTCGAGAAAGATACGTTCTCACGAATGATCTCGTTCTCGCCGACGCTGATGCCCACCGACGATTGCGACGCGCCGAAGCGCCAACGGACGGTGTTGCTAAAGTCGGCGTAAAGGTCGATGACGTAATAGCTGTTGGAGTTGGTCACGAAGTACGCGTCGTCGTAGAAGCGGCCAAACGTACAAGTGCCCTCGCGCTGCACCACGGCCCGTGTCTTCCAAGCGTCGCCGAATACTTGGACCTCTTCAAGCGTCGGAGTGATATCGAGTGTCCAGTCGGTGCCCTGCGCGGCTTTTGACAACGTCAGGAACGAGCCGGTTACCGTGATCGCGCCAGCGGGCGTATAGCTCGGAAACACAATCTTGCCGTTGCCCCACGCGACCTGATAGAGCGCCGGAGAAACAGTCGTAACGCCGTCGATGACAGTCAGTGAGGCGTTGGGGTTAATCGCCCGGCGGGCGGCCAGCGTGATCTGGTAGACGCCGCCGCCTAGCGCGGTCGTCGCCTGTCCGGTCATGCTGGTGCCCGCCCCCGTGGCGAGGTAGATGTCTGCGTTGCGGCCTGCGAGAACTGCCATGGTGGCCTCCTAAATCTAGGTGTACGTCAGCGCGCCGCTGCCGGTAAACGTGTAGCTGGCAGTCACCAGCCCGTTTTCGGAAGCATTTAGACTGCCCTGCACAAAGGCGGTGCCAGAATAGTAATTCGTGCCGTTGATGTAAAATCGCGCCGAGACGGTCGTGCCGCCCAAGAACGCCGTACTCAATGCGACGTGACCGTTGGTGTCGGCGTTGTCGAAGCGGCCGCTTGCCGTGCCGCTAAACTCGCGGATCGTGGCCGTGCGCTCCTTCCAGGTGTCGCCGAACGACTGGGTCTCTTCAAGGCCGGTAGACACGTCCAGCGTCCATGTGTCGATCTCTAGCACTGTGTTGGTGGTCAGTCGAAAACTGCCTGCGTTGCCAGCAAGAATTGCCATATGTGCTCCTTATACGTCGTGGATCATGTCAAATTCCACAACCGTTGCGTAAAGTTTTTTATCGGTTTCGAGCGCGTCCTCGTACTCGTTTCTGCGCCCGTTAAGGTGTGTGCTGCGAACCGTTAGGCCGCTGGCTGTGGTGATGGCCGCCTCCTGGCCCATGATGGCGGCGTAGACGATGTCGGCCAGGTCGTCACTCGCCTTGCCGTTGCCCTGCGCCATGCAGTAAAAGTTGACTGGCCGGCGTGTTGCCGTCGGCACGGCCCCGATGGAATGAAACTGCTGGTCGTCAATCATCTCCACCACGATGCACGGATACTTAGTCGCCCGGCCTTGGTCGGCGTGCGCGTCGTATACCCGCGTGCCCACCAGCGCCGTTACTGGCGCTTGCGTCTGCAAGTACTTGTACAGCGCCTGGTACAGCCTCATGCGGCCCTCGCGATCGCTTCAAACGCGGCCTTGGCGCGGGCTTCAATAAGTCGCTTGATCTGCAGGCGCTTGGCCTTGATGGAGTCGCGGAAGAACCTACTCGGCCGTGCGCCGGGATGCTGAATCCTTGTGCGGACCTGGTCGCCGAGCCGCGCCAGCCAGCTGAACGCCGCGCCGCGGATCCGCATCTTTTTTCCCTGAATCGTGCGAGCCTTGGTGCCAAACTCAACCATAAAGGCGTGCGGAGCCAAATCCTTCAACGTAAACGTGTAGGCCTGCAGAAAAAATTTGTACTTGCGGCCTTTGGCCGACTTGACCGACTTTTTCAGATCCCCAGGATTACGAATCGCGCCGAAGCGATGAGTCGGATAAGGCGCAATCGGCGCTCGGCGCTCAACCTCATCTTCGAGCATTCTCGCACCCTGCAGAATGGCGTCCTGCAGCGCTGGGCCTTCGGCTGTGGCCATGAGCTTATTGAACTGCTGCGTCAGTTCGTCCAGCCCCTCGACTCTGATATTCCGCGCGCGTGCCATTAGATCAGCACCTCCAGCGCCTGCATCACAAGCATTTCGTTGCGCTCATCAGGGTTCAGGATGGTGCGGATGTTAAAGTAGCGAGCCTTGCCGGTCTTTTGATCGACGTACTTGACCCGCATCTCTGGCTTCAAATCTTCGATGTACCGTAGCCGGATCGTGTGGGTCAGATCGGCCATGACCTGCCGCGCCGCGAAAAACTCGCGCCCGTTGCCGGTCTCGATACTGGCCCAGGTCGTCGCGTACTCGGTCCATGTGTCGGTGCGGTCGCCGTTGGCGTCCACGGCAATCGTCGGCTCTTGAATG